TCGCAGCGGAACAAACATCGTCGCCGCCGCGAACGCCCTCATCGCCCACAACGGCGACACGCTCGCCCTGCCCATGATCGGGGCAACCGGCTCCGCCGGCATCGTCGAAACAATCACCGGCCGGACCGATTCCATCGTCGAAAAGATCGCATGGCTACTCCAGGCATATTCGCCGCGTGACATCGCCGTGATTGCCCGGCGGCACGATCACTTGAAACGGATTGAGGATCGGCTGAACACGACCGGCATTCCGTGCGAGCGGGTGGGGCGGCGGAATGATATCGCACAAGACCCCGACTTCCGGGCCATCTATTCCTCACTCCGTCTATTTGCGAATCCGCGTGACAACATGGCATTCATGGGGCTGCGGGAGCGGCTTGGAATCGGCGGAACTGAGTACGCGAGCATTCGCGTGGGGGCGGCGAACAATGGCATATCGCATTTTCAGGTATACCTTGCGACGCCGAACACCGCCCCGCTCATTTGGTCAGTGAATTGGAAACTGACACTCAGCGAGAATGAACTTCTCAGACACGTCATCGAATTGATCGGCCAGCCCGGATCGCACTGGAATTGGTGGCTCGAAAACTGCGGCGACCTAACCCCCGCCGAGGCCGTCGAATGGTTCGGCACGCGGGACATTCACGCCGAGAACGAGGATGCACAGAAGGCGGACGCGGTGACGCTGCTCACATGCCATAGCGCCAAAGGGCTGGAGTTTAGGTGCGTCATTGTCGCGGAAATGAACGAAGGCTCCATGCCGTCGTCGCAGGGGATTCGCGCTGGCGACGAGGCCATCGCGGAAGAACGCCGCGTGGCATATGTGGCGATGACCCGCGCCCATGAACGTCTGATTCTCCATTATCGACAAGCAGAACATTTTGATGATCCCAAATACGTCAAGCCGCCGAGCCGGTTTCTGGCCGAGGCGGGCATTCTGACCGGAGAACCCGTCATACAGGGATGCAACTAATGGCGACGAAACAGACAAGACACTGCGACATCTTTCCCGAGAAAACGCGAGGGGTCCGGTCCTACCGCTTCCGGATCGAGCGACAGGAACCGGATGGGACGTGGAGTGACGCGGTTCCAGCCAAGACGCTCGTTTCTCGCCAGGGCGACGCTCCCGGCAAGCGCGGACGCGGCGGCCGTCAAGGCTGACGTCGGCGAGAAAATCAAAGTGACCGAACCAGCCCCGGACATCGAAGGGCAGCAGTTCATTGACGGCTGCGAGCCGGAGGCTAAGTAACCCATACGGATTCTGTCCACGGACGGAGCGAAGGAACGCACCCCATGAAAGATTACCCCATCCATCCAGCCTGCGACCTGATCCCGGAAATGACACCGGATGAATACGCAGACCTGAAAGAAAGCATCGGACGTCATGGAGTCAAAGACCCTGTGACGCTATGCGACGGACAAGTCCTCGACGGGCGGAATCGCTACAGGGCTACAAAAGACCTGCGTCTGCCATGCCCAACAGTGGAGTATACCGGAAAAAAAGACATGGTGTCGCTGCTTGAGTTCGTGCTGATGCGAACCAAACGGCGCAATCTGACCACGTCGCAACGCGCCATGCTGGCCAATGAGGTTCGGTCTCAGATTGAACAGTTGCGGGGCGACGATGACGGACCGCGTCGCAAGGCGGCGGACAAGGGCGAAGGCCAGTCGAGTCATTCGAGCCGGGCCACCGAGTCCGCAGCGAAACTCGCCGGCGTCTCTGAGCGAAGCATGGCACGGGCGAAGCAGGTGCAGGAACAAAGCCCGAAACTCGCCGAGAAAGTTGTGAAGGGCGAAATATCGCTCGGTGCGGCGGAAAAGGCATTGAAAAAGGATGACGCTGCATCGACCAAAGGCGCCCATGTCGCTCCGACCGTGACGGACGCCAACGGGAACGACGTGCCGGACAAACTGGTTTCGGTGTTCGAGTCAGCCGTGCTCGCCGAACTGGCGGCGGATGTCCGGGCGATCCGCAAGCGGGTGAAAGAGATTCGCTCGGAGCGGATCGGCACATACATCCACGAACAGACCGAAGTGGATTTGTCCAACGTCGCCAATGCGATTCAATTCGCCAAACCGTTCGCGCTCTGCGCCTACTGTCTCCCCACCGGACTCAAGGGCTGCAAAGCCTGTCGCAAGTCCGGCTTTATGACAAAGGACGTATTCAACGCGGTTCCGAAGGAGGCTCGCGGATAATGGAACTTCGCGGCTACCAGACCAATAGCGTTGATGCCGTGCTCGCCGAGTGGATGCGCGTGCAACGCACCATGCTGGTTCTTGCGACCGGACTGGGCAAGACGGTAGTCGCCGCGCACATCGTGAAGCAACGGCAAGCGATAGGTCGGTGCATGTTCCTGGTTCACCGCCGCGAACTGCTGGAGCAAGCCGTTGACAAGATTTACCGCGTGACGGGCGAACGTCCGGATGTCGAGATGGGCGACCGATGGGCCAACGAACACGGATATTTCGGCGGGAAATCTCCGTTCATCGTTTCGTCCATCCAAACCCAGGTCGCCGGCATGGGCGGCAAGGGCCGCATGACGCGGTTCAATCCGCTGGATTTCTCTACGATTGTCACAGATGAATGCCATCACGCAACGAGCGATTCCTGGCGCCGGGTCATCAATTACTACCTTGACGGGAATCCAAATTGCCGAATGGTCGGCCTGACGGCCACGCCCGACCGGGCGGACGGCGTCGCGATGCGGAAGGTGTTTGAATCCTGCGCGTTCAAAATGGACATCCGCGAAGGCATCGACGACGGGTATCTCGTTCCGATCAAAATCGCCATGCCAACTATTCACGAAATGGACTTTTCGACATGCCGGACGACCGCAGGCGACTTGAATCAGGCGGACCTGGCGACCGTACTGGAAGATGAAAAGGTGCTTCATCAGATCGTCAAATATACAGTTGACACAGTGCCCGATAAGAAAGTGCTGGCCTTCGCCGCGTCGAAACTCGAAGCCGAAAAGTTGACTGAAATCTTTAATCGGTACGACCCAGATTCGGCCCGGTATGTGATTGATTCGACCCCGGAAAACACGCGCAAGGAAATCATCCAGCGATACCGATGCGACGAGTTTAAGCGGCTAATTAACTGTTCTGTATTTACCGAGGGTTTCGACGTCCCCGGTGTGGAAGTGGTAATTCCCAAACCGACCAAGAGTCGCAGTCTATTTTGCCTCGGACATGACACGGAAATTCTGACTGCAAAGGGGTGGATGGGTATCGACAGCAGCGACGCCGACCTAGCGACACCAGCCGTATTCGATCCGACGACACTGGCCGTGCGATGGGGGAAATTGCTTGGCCGTGTCGAGCGATGGGCGGAGCCTGGCGAGAGTTTTGTTGAAATCGACTCACAGCAAATCGGATTCCGCGTAACCGATCAACACAGGATGGTTTGGCGCAATCGAGAAGGTCGCGACCGCCGCAGGACACCGTGGAAAATAACGACAGCAATCGACATGGCGTCGTGGCGCGAAATGGTTGAAGTGCCTGTATCCGGCATCCAGGAATCGTTTGGCAGTCCTCTGACTGACGATGAACTTCGGTTCATCGGATGGGTGCTCACGGATGGCACAATAAACAAGGTAAATCACGGCATTCAGATCTCGCAGGCAAAGCATCAACCATGGAATACAGATATCGAGAAATGCCTGCAAGGCTGCGGGTTCAAATATGTTCGATCCGAGATTAAGCGAATTGGCTCACACAAAGACGCGTCTCCCGCGTGGCTCTATACCATCAGCAAGGGCAAGCCGCGCAAAACAGACAAGCATCTTACTGGATGGGGGCGATTGGAAGGCTATGTCGGCAAAACCATCGGACCGTGGGCGGAAGAATTAGACCGGCGGCAGTTCAGTGTATTGCTGGAAGCGATACACATGGGCGATGGCAGCAAGCAGTTGGGGCAATCATGGACACGTCGAAGTTATCACATCGCGACAGGCCGCAAAGAAGTTGCGGACTATCTGCAAAGCCTTTGTGTGCGACGCGGCTTTGCGTGCAATGTAGCGCAGGCGAATTACAACAAGAATCCCCTCTACATCCTGCACATCAAGGATAAACAAACGAGGTCTGTAGCGATCACGAAACCTGATCGAACGTCAGTCAAGGTAACTCCGGCAACCACTACAAATCGTGTTTGGTGTATCGAAACGGACGCCGGAACGATCATCACGCGTCGACATGGCAAGGTTCTGTTCACTGGAAATTGCCAGATGCTGGGCAGAGGCACGCGCCCACAAGAGGGCATCGTCGATTCATGGCCTTCGCCTGTCGAGCGACAGGCGGCCATTGCGGCGAGTACCAAGCCTCACATGCTTGTGATTGACTTTGTCGGCGTGTCGGGCCAGCACAAATTAATGACAGCCCTGGACGTGCTTGCCGGCAATGATGAGGCGGCGGTGCGGCGAGTTAAGAGCAAGGCTGAGCGGGACGGCCAGCCCATCGATATCGACGCGGAAGTTGCCGCGGCGAAGGCTGACATCGAGGCTGAACGCAAGGCCAACGAGGCCCGGATGCGGGAGTTCATTAAGGCATCGCGGATGCGGGCCAGCGTGGAGTTCGTGGATGCGTTCGATGCGTTCGACCTGCGGGCCCCCCGTAAGGATGCTCGCCGGTTTCAGGAAGATCCGACCCACAGCCAGATTGCTTTTCTACAGAAACAGGGAATCGATCCGGATGGAATCAGCAAAGGTGACGCCGGACGTCTGATCGCGGCGATTCGGGACCGCTGGCAGAAGGGGCTTTGCTCGCACCGCGACGCGGCGATTCTGAAAGCGGCGAACAAGCCCGCGAACGTCTCCCGTGATGAAGCCAAACGGATGATCGCCGCGATGGCCGGCGACGCGGTGACGGCCCCGACGTCAAGGGCGCCGCGTCAGGCGTCTGATCCGTCCGGGCCATGCACCCGGCAACAGGCGGAAGTGCTCGCCCGATTCAACTACCCGACAGACGTCACGCAGGGACAGGCGGCGGAAGCGATTCGCGAAATCAATCAGAGAATCAGGGGGAAAGAATTGACTCCGGTGTAAACAGCCGTGCAGGGATGGCTCTACATGGACGGTGCGGACAGAGCGATGCGGTGCGGTGTCCCATCCACGGCTTGGCACAAGAGAGGAATGACCAGAATGGATATGACCGTGCTCGAATCACGCATTGGCGAATGGCAGCGTCGCAACTTCCCCGGCACGCCGCTTCACCGGCCGCTGCTTGGAGCGATGGAGGAACTCGGTGAGTTGTGCCATGCGGTCCTGAAGCGAGAACAGGGCATTCGCGGGACCGCCGAGCAGCACACCGATGCCGTGCGGGATGCACTCGGCGACATCGTGATATTTCTGATTCACGTTGCGGCGATCGAAGGGACCACGCTCGCCGACTGCATCGAGCGGGCATGGCGGGAAGTGCAGCACCGGGACTGGGTGAGGAACCCGGCCAACGGTGCAGCCGTCGATGCGGTCGCGGCTGCCGCCAACACAACCATTGCGGAGGCGACATGAAAACCTACCAGCCCGTACCCGTCGAATTAGCCCGAGAGGTCGGACGCCAATTCGGAAAACAAGTCATCGTCATCATCGCGTGGGATGAGGACAACGGACAGATTCACACGACGACATGGGGCGAAGCGGCGAGACACAAGGAATGGGCCGCCGAGTTGGGACCGAAGCTCGCGGCGGCGGCTGGCGGCGCCACGCAACTAGCGAAGCATTACGAGGACTACCGCGAGCCGGGCGAGGCTGCTCGAAATGCGGCGAAGGCTGAAGTTTACAGGAAAGCCCTTCAGTTCATTGCCGACATCGGCAACGACACGTCGGTAATGGACACTCTCAAAAAGAAAGTTGACTTAGCAATTGAGACGGCGAGTGTTGTTCTTGCGGAGGCAAGCTGACATGGAAAAAACAATCTTCACTGAATGGTGCATCGTCGAAATGATGGGGCATCGGCGAATCGCCGGCCACGTCACGGAGCGGACGATTGCGGGACATGGATTCCTGGAGGTTCGGATTCCATCCGAGCCGCCGCTGGTCCAGTTCATTCAGCCGTCGTCAATCTACGCGATGACGCCTTGCACGGAAGAAACGGCGCGGAGTCTCGCTAAGACACTCTCGCCTGAGCCGATTTCTTACTTTGATGCCAAAAGGATGCTGGCGGTGGACGCGCCGTCAGCATCCGAGGCGTCACGGCCGTGGCATGACACCAATCCTGACCCCGATGAACTCGGGAATGGCGATGACGACTTCGATGCGGCCGAACGCGACCACGACATGGATGACGAAATAGACGGATACGACCCGATCCCGCAAATCGTTCCAAATACCGAACCAGTACCGATTCAGCCGGTATCTGTGAACGTCGATGTGTCCGCTGATGCAACACCTACGGTCGCAACTGACCCGAACGAAGTCTTGTTTTGAAAGGCAAAACGCCACATGGCTAATTTCAACAAAGTAATCCTGGCCGGGAATCTCACTCGCGATATCCAGGTGACGTTCCTTCCGTCCGGCACGCCGGTCGGCGACTTCGGCATGGCGATCAATCGCAAATGGCGTCCGTCAGACGGCGGCGAGATGCGAGAGGAAGTCACGTTCGTTGACTGCAAGCTGTTCGGTAAGGGCGCCGAGACGCTTCAAAAGTACGTCGGCAAGGGCAAGCCGCTGCTGGTTGAGGGGCGATTGAAGTACGACCAGTGGGAAGCGAAAGACGGCGGCGGCAAGCGGAGCAAGCTGTACGTCATTGTTGACACGTTTCAGTTTCTGGGGAGCGGCGGATCGCGTGGCGACAACGGGCAATCGCCGGGCGAGCGTGGGGATGAGACGCAATATCACCCAGCGGTCGTGGATGACGGCGGGCAGGCGGATGGCCAGGACGGATGTCCCTTTTAAGGAAACCCATGAAAACCACATACACCAATAGCGGACGTCTCCGCAAGCACACAACCATCGAAATGGACCTGCTCCGTCTCACGACCGGCAAGCGGAATCGTCGGCGGGTTCGCCGCATGGCCGCGTTGCGACTTGCGAAAGCCGGGCTGGCCACGGTCGGGGCGCACGATCAGCCGGTGCGGTTGATGGCGGTGGGATTGGCGGCGGTTCGGGGATTGAAAGGCGAATAGGTAATGGTCGCTCAAATCGACAACTATAAAGCATTCCTGGCGGGCAAGTCGCAAATCGGGGCGATGTCTGGATTCGATCCGGTGTGGATGCCCGATACACTTTTCGACTTCCAGAAGCATCTTGTTGAATGGGCGATCCGCAAGGGGCGAGCGGCGCTGTTTGAAGATTGCGGACTCGGCAAAACATATCAATACCTCGTGTGGGCTGAGAACGTCGCGCGCAAGACCGGCGGAAATGTGCTCATTATTTGCCCGCTGGCCGTCGCGGCTCAGACCGTCCGCGAGGGTCAAAAGTTTGGCATCGAATGCAAGTTGTCGCGTGATGGTTCTGTTCACCGAATCGGCGTGACCAATTACGAGAGCCTGCACAAGTTCGATTCGGCCGATTACGTCGGCGCGGTCGCCGATGAATCCGGGGCGATCAAGGCATTCGACGGGAAGCGTCGCCGGCAGGTCGTGCGGTTTTTTTCAAAGTTGGCTTATCGCCTACTCTGCACGGCGACGCCGTCACCCAATGACTTCATCGAATTGGGCACGCAATCCGAATGCCTAGGCGTGATGACTCAATCCGAAATGCTCGGATATTTTTTCCGGCAAACAGACAACATGCGGCATACGGTGTTTCGGGAAGAGGACTTTTGGAACGTCACGAAATATCACTTCAAGCCGCATTCATCGCAACCGTTCTGGAGGTGGGTGACATCGTGGGCCCGCGCCGTGCGGACGCCGGGTGACATCGGATTCTCGGATGACGGCTTCATTTTGCCTCCGCTGAACTACCACAAGCATGTGCTGGACATTCCGTTCATTCCCACTGGCGAGTTATTCCATCGGCCGGCAGTGTCGCTCCGCGAGCAGCGCGATGAGCGGATGCGAACGATCAATGAGCGGTGTGAAAAAGTAGCGGAGTTATTGAGTGGCGACACGCCCGCAATTGCATGGTGTCATTACAACGAGGAAGGCACACGGCTAGCGGAATTGATCCCGGATTCAGTCGAGGTCGCCGGGCGACACAGCGAATCCTATAAGGAAGAAATGCTCAATGAGTTTGCGATGGGCAACATTCGGACGCTTGTCTCAAAGCCCAAGATCGCCTGCTGGGGTATGAACTATCAGCATTGCTCCCGCATGTCATTTTTTCCGACATTTTCGTTCGAGCAATTTTATCAGGGCGTCCGCCGCTGCTACCGGTTCGGACAAAAGAACCCTGTCGACGTCAATATCGTTTCGGCGGAAGGCGAATCCCGGATCATGGATGGGCTTTCCATGAAGCAAAAGCAGGCCGGGACGATGTTCGCGTCGCTCGTTAAACACATGAACGATTCGCTCGCCATGTTCGGCGAGGACTGCCATACAAAAGATGTCCAGCATCCCGCGTGGATTCAGACACAACAGGAGGTCGCATCGTGCCAGTAATTAACCAAGTGTTGACGGATCGGTACGCAATCTACAACAGCGATTGCATGGAAGTGCTCCCGACGCTCCCCGCTGAATCGGTCGGGCTGTCGGTTTACTCCCCGCCATTCCCCGAGTTATACCAGTATTCAGACGATCCGCGAGATATGTCCAATTGCACGCACTATCAGGAGGCGATCGACCAATACGGCTTCATCGTGCGTGAGATTGCACGGATCATGGAGCCGGGCCGGATCAGCGCGGTCCATTGCACAGACCTGAAACGCGACCAGATTCGCCAGCGGGATTTTCCGGCAGACGTAATCCGTGTTCATGAGGAGGCGGGGTTCGACTATTTCTGTCGCATCACGATCTGGAAAGACCCGTGGGAGTTTGCCCGTCGCACGCGGATGCGGACATTGATGCACAAGACGATTGTCGAGGATGCATCGTGCTCGCGTGTCGCCCCGGCTGACTTCATCGTTGTATTCCGAAAGCGTGGTAAGAACGCCAAGCCGATCCTGCATACGGAAGGATTCCGCGAATACGCCGGCGCCCGATCAATCCCACAAGAATTGATGGTCAACTACGCGAACTATAAAGGCGACCAGCGCGGCAATCTGATGTCGCATTGGATCTACCGGCAGTACGCATCGCCGGTTTGGATGGACATTCGTCGCGGCAGATTGCTTCCGTACCGCGAGGCGAAAGAGAATCCAGAAGAACGCCATGTCTGCCCGCTTCAATTGGACGTTATTGACAGGTGTATCACTATGTGGTCAAACACTGGCGATACCGTTCTTACTCCGTTCATGGGCGTGGGCAGCGAAGTCTATGAGGCGGTGCGGCTCGGTCGCAAAGCCATCGGCACGGAATTGAAGCAAACCTACTTCCGGCAGGCCGTCAAGAATCTTGAGCATGTCGATGAGTTCACCCTGAGCAGCAATATCGCAATGCCGGTTGACGACGAGGAATTGGATGCAGACGACGACCCCATGCTGGATGGTCCGGATGAATCCGATGCGGCGACGTTGACTGAATCTCCACAACTTTAACCGCGCCCTCCGCGAGCGGGCGGCGGCGGTTGAGAATCTTTTGTTTGAGGAAGCGAAGTAGGTGAATACCATTGTATCTTATTTCCCCATCACTTGCCTCAGACTTTGTTCCGGGATCGCAACGAAAAGACAAGGGAGACATGGAAATGAAATTGGAATCGGATTACCCGGAAGGGCTGGAGTCCTTATACGAGCAGGCGACCAAAGAGATATATGTCGTCATCGAAAACGGCAAGTTGACTGTCAGGACGGATGCTGGCGGGAAAAGTGCGGGCCTTACGATTCGAGATTCAGTCAATATGCCGCTGGCTGATTTCGTTCAACACTTATCCGGCGTGATCGCTGCTGTTCGGCACCATGTTATTTACACCCTCATGGGGTCCAAGAAAGGAAATCCAACAGGCGGCATTGCAATGATGCGCCACGGTAAATGCGGCCAGTGGCAACAACTGGCTATTCCGGATGACGCGACGCGATATTTCTGCTTTGAGTGCAAGAGTTTTCACGATGTCAGCGAGTTTGAGGTTCATTCCAAGTGACTCACGCCCCCACAACCTGGCTCCGCATCCGCCTGCCTGCGACGTGCCCCGTCTGCCAGCACAAGAAGCCGTCCGGCTGTTCGATCAGCGGGGATGGTGCGGCCGTGGTCTGCATTCGTGTGGAGTCTGCCAATCCCATGCGAGGCAACGGGATGGGTTGGCTGCACAAACTGAGCGAGCCGCTTCCGCCGCCGCCGAGACCCAAACCCAAATCGCTCCCGACCGGCGACGGCATCCGCGATTATGACGCGGCGGTAGCCAAGTGGTGTGGCGCCGTCGATGCGTGGCAATTGGACCAACTCGCGGAAGGGCTGGGCGTGAAATCCTCCGCCCTACTCGCCCTTCGCATCGGCTGGGATGGACAAGCATGGACGTTCCCGATGGTTGACGCGCAGGGACGAATCATCGGGGCGCAACGCCGGTATTTGGGCGGGAAGAAATTGTGTGTCAAGGGGGGATTCGGCGGCATGTTCATGCCGGAGAACGTCATCGGCGACATGACGACTCAGGTCTATGTCTGCGAAGGCCCGACCGATACAGCCTATCTGTTGGGGTTGGGCGTGCCGGCCATTGGCCGATTCTCGGCGACATCATGCGTGCAGATGTTGACGTCGCTGCTCCGCGTCAAACGGCTGGACGTGGTGGTGATCGCTGATAACGACAAGCCGGACAAACAGGGGCGGCGGGTCGGATTGCTCGGTGCGGAGCGACTTGCAACTGAACTCGTCTGGATCGGCCAGCGGGTTGTCAAGGTGATTGCCCCGATGAAGGGCAAGGATGTCCGCGAATGGAAGCCTACGCTCGGCACACTGAACCGATGTGTTGCAATGGCTCCGATCTGGACAGGAAAGCGTGACTGATATGAGCGACATTCACCCGATTTTCGCGGATTGCTGCGCGAAGGAAGATAGCCGGTACGCGATGCAATCGCCCTGGATCGCTGGCGGGTATCGATATGCGACGGATGGGCGGATCATCGTGCGGGAGGCAACGACCGAACCCGACACATCGCATGAGACGAATCGCCGTTCGCCCGACCCAACGCAACTCGGCTGGAATAAGGCTCGACTTGTTGAACTGAAATTGCCCACGTCAATCCCTGATCCCATGTTGGTCAAATGCTTGGACTGCATGAACTGGCCAAAAAAAGAGAGGCAGCACTGCGAGACATGCAACGGGACCGAGACCATTTTGGAATATAATCCATACCTGTATTCATTCGATCGTCGGCATCAGGCGAGGGTCGCCGCGATTGGCGCCCACTACCTCCGCATCCTCATTCGCCACAACGTAAAGTCTATCGAACGGGTGTCGGATCAGATGTTCCGCTTCCGTCTCGGCGGGACTGTTTTCCCGTTGGGCATCATTCGCGGCGGGATTGTCGGCCTCGTTATGGGATGCAATCCCGGATCGGCAACCGAGGGCTATATCCGCGACGGCAAGATCATCGAACCGGAGCCAGCCAAGCCGTGAGATTCACCCGCGAACAAATCGACCGCATGGAGCAACGCGGGAATATCAAACCCGCCGATGCGGAGTTTCTGCGCGGCGGCGACCGGAACAAGTACCGCGTCGCGCCGAAGGCGGAACGGACATGGAATGGTCGCGTGTACGCGAGCAAGGCGGAGATGTTACGGGCGAAGGAGTTGACTGTACTGGAGAGTCGCGGCGAATTGATGTTCAAGCATCAGCCGCGATACACGCTCGGAGTGAAGGAAAACGTCTTTATCGCAGACTTTGAAGTGATGGGCCGGAGCGGCAGGGTTCACACGGAAGACGTTAAGGGTGTGATGACGCCGAAGTTTCGACGTGACCGCCGACTCTGGGCGGAATACGGCCCGCACGATCTGGTGATTCTGAAACGCAAGGGCAGCGGCTGGATCCGGGAAGTGGTGAAAGGCGGAAACCATGACACGCGATGAATGGGTGGCAGAGGGCGAGCGGCGGTTCGGGCCGGATCAAATGAAGTGGCGATTCGTGTGCCCGGCCTGCGGACACGTCGCCACCGCTGAGGACTACAAACGGGCCGGGGCGTCGTCATCCGTTGTGGCATTCTCTTGCATCGGGCGGTGGCTGGTTCGGTCGCGTGACGCATTCGGGACGGGGCCGGGTCCATGCAATTACGCGGGCGGCGGGCTGATCGGCCTGAACCCGCTGGATGTTGACGGGCATAGGTATTTTGACTTTGCAACGACAGAGGCCGCCAGATGAGGTTCGATTCGAGAAACAAGGACTGGTGTCACGGATTGCGAATCATCATATGTAGATGCGGTGGGGACGGAATCTGCTTGTGCGGGGCTGATGGCGAGGAATGTCCCGGTTGCGAAGGGTGCGAGCCGGTAGGCGATGACGGTTGTCCTGATTGCGGCAATGAAATTGCTTGCGAGCCGTGGTGCTCATCATTGGCTCAACAGTGCGAAGACGCAGATAGAACAAAGGAGGAAACGTGATGCCAGGACCAGTAAGCGATTCATATCCCGGCCCGAAAGACCCGCCGCGGCGCGGAAGCAAGGCGTGGAAG